CCCTCCGTAAGTTACGGATATATTTTGAGCAACCGCAATCTGTGATTCGGTTATCCGAGTAAAAAGTGGTGCTGTCAAATCAAGTCTCTTGGCTCCAGCCTGTATGACCCTTGAGATTAATTCCGATGGGTTTATATCCCGCCCAATTTTGGATTTTTGCCATATCTGATATGCGGTCACAGCTTCATTAACCTTTTGCTGAATAGATGCCGCCATTGTTTCATCCTCAGTGCGAATATAATATGTGAAAGATATATCGTAATTGACTATATCCGGCGCGCCCACCAATACATGATCTGTTAAGGGTCGCTTATCTTTTGCCGAGAGATAACTACCAAGACCATCCAGAAATGTTTGATCGGGAATTTCTCCGTTTATCAAGAGTACTCTTATATCTACGACCCCTGGACTTGGCGAAAACACTTTAACATCTTCGATAAGCTGACTATATTTTTTAGCAAAAAATACATATCCAAGCTCCGGTCCGGCTGTGCTGTATCCTTCAGGAGCTAAATTAATGCGCTCTCGATAACTTTCGTCATCTTCTTCATCAACACCGCCCTGGCTGGTGTCTATATTAGTTACGCTTGCAATCCACGGAATAGGGTCTACGAGGATGTTTATTTGCCCTGGTGTAAAGTCATTCCCTATTGTTCCTGCTACAGTGCATTGATTAACCGCTGTTACTTCGGTTGCGCCTCCGGGTACTTCAATCATACTTGTTGTTTCAAAGTATATATTATTCCCCGGGCTCACTCTGGTGCCCGCCGGTATATATTGCGTCGTTGGCTGCGGTGCGCTTAATATGTATTTCATAGTAACTGTAGCTTTTTGGGCTTCTGCTCTTGGTATATCATGATCGGCGCCTTTATGATCAAGAAAAGCACCTGTCGCATATTTAAGCAGATTTTGTTTTGCCGAATAATCTATTATTTGCCTTAACTGAAATTCCCGAAGTGCCTGGCTGTAAAGCCATATTCTTATTGGGTCTCCGGGATACAGCTTTTTTACCACGCCGGTTTGTTCATAATATGCCTGCTCAAAGCCCGCTATAGTTTCTGCAAGTATAGTTTCTATATCCTTTTGTGCAAAATTGATATCAGGCAATTTGCTCAGATCCAATGCTCACCACCACCTTTGGAATTAAAACTCCTTTTTGCGGATCGGTCCCAAAGTATACCTCCTTGACCTGTGCCCGTGGTTCATATTTTCGTGTAAGATCCGTATATTCAGCTATCAACCGGCCTTGAACTAAAGTAATTGGCCCATCTAATATACCCAAATCAAGCCCAAAACTCCGATCGAAAGGGACTGTCCCTTTCGGTGTCGTAAATATTACCTTTAAATTTCGAAGTATTTCTTCAGTACCAGCAGCTTCTATATTTAACCCTATAACTTCTACATTTTGATAATCAATCATCATAGCACCTCCACATATTCTTGGAGGGTTACATCGACCTTACCGGAATAAAGCTCTCCATTGTTCCACACAACATCCCATGCCTGGCTAATGCTCTGTACCGTCCATTTATCGACACCAAGGGGCTTATTTCCGATTACAAGAATTTCAGCTTCCCCATTCCGAGCATATTCCAGCCAACGGTCCATTTCTTCTCTAGGCTTAATACCATTACTACCGTTCAGATTGACCGTAAAGGTTATGGTATCCAGATCAGGGCCGAGAAATTCACTGACCGGCTTTTTGCCAATAGTATCATGCTTCGTCCAGCGGCCCGCCGCGTCCCGCTTAAAGCCCGAAAAATTAAGTATACGGCTGTCGGATGTCTCAAAAATTATATCGCCAAAATAACCTATCATTTAAAAGCCCCCTAATGGGTATGATGACTCGTATTGCCGGTAGTATCAATTATAGAACCGGTAGCATCGATATTCCCATCCACATGCAAATCTCCGGTAATATTCACTCCGCCTGCAGCTTTTATGTTAACAACTCCCTTTGCATACACTTCTAGGGTTTTTGTCTTTCGGTTAAAGGTAATCTTGGAACCGTCTTCGAAGGTTACTCCCCGTATATTAGGATTATTTTCAGCCGGTTTATCCTTCTCCGAATAAAAAGAACCCAAGCAAAAGCCTTCCTGGATTCCGTTGGGTAAGAATATGCAAAGGACCTGTTCCCCTATATCCGGCATGTAATAATCCTTATTTTTCATGGTTTGGGGCACTATAACCGGCAAGTCGTATGATACTAAATTATCTTTATCCTCAAAAAGCACTCTTACTGTAGCTTTTTCAGGATTTATGGAGGACACTCTCCCTACTCTGATAAGATTCTGCAAGACATTTTCTACCATCACATCAATACCCCTCCAATACTCGATGCAGTTCTATTTCTGTAGTATAGCCCGGGAGGTTGTGTACGGCTTTATCAATATAATATTTGCCATCAAAAGCCCCAAAACCAACCAAATCTGTGCAGTTGCCACCTACCAGAGCAATGTTACCAACCACTGTTAACCGCGCCTGATATTCCATTTTGTTTAATTTCCTCAATGTCTTTTGAGCCAGCCGCTTTGCTTCTTCTCCGGTGCCCACTTTAGAATTGATTTTGTATATTTTATCTTTCTTTTCGTCAATGTCTTCTTTAATGGTAAAGAGATATTTTACCGTTTGCTTCAGCTTGGGGTCATAATATGTCACCTGACAGCCAGCATAAGCGGTATTGGCCATTGTCGTCTTCAGGTTATAACCTAATACTGTGCTGCTATTTTCTATGAACTTGGCAACACTTGACCGCTTCTCATATTCGGCCTCATTGAAAATAACAATCTTTTTGTCTGTAACCTTAAAAGCCAGACCCTCTTTTTCGCAGAGTTTGGCCAAAAATGTCATGTCCGGTATGTCTGTCTGTTCCTGGCGTTTGAAAATAGGATCCACAGAACTATCAAAGAAAAAACTTAGTCCAGCCCTATTGGCAATATCCCTGCCGATAGTGCTGAGCTTAATGTTTTCCCATGCCTGAGTTCGCTTTGTATTTGTAAAATTTGTATTACTTGGGGTGGATATAGCCCTCAGGGTAATTGTCCGGGGCCTCCCTGCATATTCAGGCTCATCTAATATAAATGAACCGCAAAAAAGATTACTTTTATCGCCATCTTTTTTCCAGTTTAATGTTTGTATTTCAGCTTCGATTGTATCACCTTTTTGCGGTCGCCACTCTTTAAGCCATATCCCCTTTTCGTCTTTGAGAGTGATTTCTATATCATCAGCGGTCCCTGATGCATTGTCCGTATATCGAAAGCTCAAAAGGTCTTTTTCAATATACTTGCTTATGTCCACACCTGCATATTTTACTTTTACTCCTGCCCTACGCGCCAGCATCCATAGCACCCCGCTTCCATGGCGGCAAGGATGTATTTATGGGCGAAGGGATCTCCGGAATCTTTATTTTTACACCGGCTGAAAATACAACTGTATAAATATGCTCAGGATTAGCCTCAATAAACTCTTTGGTATATTTTTCATTACCCATGGTCTTATATGCTATCAGATCCCAGGTATCCCCCGAAACAGTCTCATATATATCCATCAGCTCACCCCCGGGGTAAACGAAAGCCGGTTGCGCCTGGCCATTAGATCTTTATATCTTCGCTCGAAATCATCCCTGCTCTGTTTTGCTACATCTTTAAGTACTTCCTTGTCGGCATTACCCTGGATAATATATTGCGGAGACCATATTATCTGCAAGGTTTGTTCTTTTTTGGCTGGTGAATTCAATAGATTTTCAAGCCTTGAAAGTGGGAATATGCCTTCATCTTCTTTACCTTCGCCTATATTTGCTAAAACCCCGCCGGGCCTATGTTTAACATAAGCACCTTCTGCAAGTTGCGGTATTTTAGGTATATTAAACCCAATTGAATTTCCACCGAAACCGGGAACCCAATTCGGGATTTTTATATTAATTTTATTAATTGACCCGATAACGGTATTGATTATATTTATCCAGCCATTGATAGAAGCCTTAAAGATGCCAACTACTCCATCAAATATACCTTTGAAAAAGTCCTTTATTCCGGAAAAAATATATGTGACTGAATTATAAGCTGTTGTAAAAACATCGGCAAAGAACTGGCCTACTGAAGCAACCGCATCCTTAATCTCTGTCCATAGCTGGATAAACCAATTTTTAATTTTATCCCAGTTTTTATAAACTAGCCAACCTACGGTTACAAGAGCTCCTATCGCCACAACTACTATGCCTACTGGAGACGTTACAAAAGCCATGATTGACCCCAATCCTTTGATTGTAGATCCCACCAAACCAACTATTTTTATAGTAGTTCCAATTACCTCATTTATTGCTCTGAATGCGACTATTCCCGCTCCAATGCCCAGAACTAAAGCATTTATTAAATCTTTATGCTCTACATAAAAGTTTGCAGCTCTCTGTAAAGCACTTGAGATAGAATCCATTGCACTGATCAAAGTGGGAAGTATATTAAAGCTCATTGACTTTAACGAATTTATATTGGGATTTAATGCATTATAAACCTTCATAAAAGCATCCGAGATCTTTGCAATATATGGCTGTAAAGCAGGGAAGACTGTATCAGTCAGATAGCTGAAACCTTTCCCTATAAAATCTATACCTATTGAGATTTTATCCATAACTCCAAGCAAAACTCCCTGAACCTTT